GAAAGCCGCAACCAAAACCCGCACCAGTGGCGTATATTCAGCCATATCACTGGCAAGCAGTGCTACTGGTTATTTGTTCACCTCACACGAGGCTGCTTTTGAGGGTAGCGTAACAATGAACAAGGGAACTTATGTGAACTCATTTGGACACCAGTTCATTATGCGTGCCTTTGATCGCACACAGAACCTCAAAAATGACGTGAACAAGATTGCTCACTTCAAGTATGTGATTATATCACAGAACCTTGACACCACCAACCCCGAAACCAAGTACGAGGTCTATGGTGACGAGAACGGACTGGTAGCCAGTGCTATTGAGTTCAACTCCACTGACGCAGACGGAATCGCTTACGCTATCACACTGGCAAGCGAGGACAACGCCCGCGAGAGTGAAGTTCCCGCCTCAATCTTCGTTACCAGCGAGGCAGCAACCGACACACTGGTCAATGGTTTGTATAAAGCAAACCCCTAAACCAGCGCAGTAATGACTAAAACGTTAAACCACTATGACGATAGAGGAATATCGCAGTCAGTATGCAGGGGTAAGTTCCGCGCAGGTGCGCGGACTTATCGCTGATACTGCAAACGCTTTCCGCGCAGATACGGAGGCGTTATATGAAAAGTACTTCAAAGCCAAACTGAACAAGAACTGCCCCGACTGCTGGTATGATGCGTTCCTCGCATTGATGCGTGGGGATTTGGCGCAGATGAAGAAACGAGCCGAGCGGAGTTTTGAGTTGCGGGCAGGCGCACTGCTGGTCGCCCCCAATGGCGATGCAACCAAACTTTGCAATATGAACACACTGACGGATGAACTGGCACTTTACCACCTTTCCACTCACCCCGCCTGCATTGAACTTTTTGACCGCTACCCGCGCAATTGGGAAACACTGGTTGCCGAGTATGTGAACAAAAAGGCTAAGGCGCAACTCGCAATAGAGAACGCAAAACGTGAGAAGAAAGCGCAGGAGAGCGCACCGCAAGCCGCAGGAGCGAAGAACGTGGGTGAGGGTAATAAAGTACCCACCCCGAAGAAGAAAAGCGCACAGAGCGCAAAAAAACCACGTCAAACGAAAAAGAAATAACCACCGATGAAAGTATCAGCATTAAAGACGGAAAAGAGGGTAGAACGTGCCAACTGGCGCGGCTATCACATTCAAGCATACGGCAAGAACAACGACTACCCGCAGCGACTGCGTGAGATTGTGGGTGCGAGTGTCACGGGTGCAAGTTGTATGGAACAATACCGCAAGTTCATCATCGGACGCGGATTCGCACAGAAAGACTTTTATTCGGCTGAACTCAACCGCTACAACCAAACGGCTGATGATTTGTTGCAGCGCGTAGCCGAGGACTATGCTATGTATGCGGGGTTCGCCTTATTGCTGAACTGGAACGCGAACTACAAGATAACGGAGATACAACACGTTCCGTTTGAAATGGTGCGCCTCGGTGAACTGGACGAGGACGGGCATTTTGACAAGTACGCGGTTCACCCCGACTGGGGCAAGCGTCTTGTCGCCCTGCGCCCGTTCCGCACAAAGGATATTGTCTATTTTGACCGCTTCGACCCGCGCCCCGAGATCATCCGCCAGCAGGTGGAGGCAGCAGGCGGCTGGGACAAGTGGAACGGACAGATACTCTACTACTCACGCGCTGGGCGTGACTGCTACCCCGTACCGACCTACGATGCAGCCGTTACCGATATGAGTACAGAGGAAGGACTGGCGAACGTGGCACTGCGTAACGTCCGCAACAATTTCCTGCCTGCTGGTATGCTCATTGACCGCAACAACACCGCCAACACAAAGAACGCGGAGGAAGAAACAAAACAGGAACTCAAAGAGTTTCAAGGTGACACCAACGCAGGAAAGATGTTTTATGTCAATTTGCAGGGCGGTGACGTTGAACCCGAATTTAAGCCGTTCAAGTCAAACAACACCGACAAGGATTTTGTTGTGACTGGCGAGAAAGCACCCGACAATATCGGTCGTGCGTTCAACCAGCCGCCTATCCTGCGTGCGCAGGACGTAGGTGCGAATTTCGGCGCAGACCTTATGCGTAACGCCTACGACTATTACAATAGCATCACCGATACCGAGCGCGAGGACGTGAGCCGCGTGTTCGCTATGGTTATGGAGTACTACGTTGTGAACGTAAACCCCGAGGGCGATTACTCTATACTACCCAAAAAATACCGCATCAATGCCACGCTGGCAGAGCGTTTGGGTGACAACACTGACAAGGTACTGGAACTGCTTTATGATGCAAGCAAGAGCGAGCAGTCCAAGCGCGTGGTATTCAGCCGCGTGTACGGACTGGACGAGGACGACATTGACGAACTTTTGAAATCACTATAACTATGTTTATCACAAGTGACAACATACGCAAGTACCGCCAAGTGGCGCGAAACATAACCGAGGAACGTATTGAAATCTACATACGCGAGGCTATATCCTTTGACCTGCTGCCCGTAGTGGGTGCGGAGTTGATGCGTAAGTTTGACGCGTTGGAGGCTGCTACGCTGGATAAATCTACTATTGAGCAGGCTGCGCAGTTGGGTTTGACACCCGAGGAATACACCTACCTTATGGGCGGTTTTTGGACTGACGCGAGCGGTGTTGAACGCCAACAGAACGGACTGCGTGAGGCGGCTTGTTATTTCGCCTACGCCCGTTTCGTGCGTAACCACGCCACACAGACAACCCCGTTCGGTATCGTAGTCAAAGAGGGTGAGGATAGCAACGCTGCTACCCCGCAGATGATTGCCAGCGTGAGCCGTGACGCGCAGGTCATAGGTGAGCAGGTACTGCGTGACGCTGCCGCCTACTGGAAAGCGGTATGCGAGGATAAGAACACTGAACCCAAACGCAGGCAGCATCATTTTGTAGCAATAGGTGACTAACAATAAAAACGAGATATAACTATGAGTGCAGATTGCAGTAAACTGATGCGCAACAATGCGCTGGCGAATTGTGGTATCTTCAACGCAGGGATAGAGGCTGACCTTTTCCTTATGGCGAAAGAAGATATTGCAAGTTATAACGTAACAGCAGACGGGGTGGTAAACGCGTTATCGCTGAAAGCCAACCAGTACGCGGTACGTTATCAAGGACGCAGGAACTCGTATGACGCGGGTTTCGCTATGATTAAGGGTTCATTCAATAACGCGTTTGAACACCACATAACCTGCCGCACGTTCGTAAAGACGCAGGAACTGAAAGACCAAATGAACCGCCTCGCGTACTGCCGCGTTGTGGCTTTCGTGCGTAATGCCGATAGTCACAATATGGAAACCAAGTACGAGATCTACGGCTTGCAGAACGGAATGCTGATGTCGGAGATAGACTGGACGGGTAACGCAGACGAGGGTTGGCTTGCGTCATTCTCTTTGCAGACGATTGAGAACGAAAGCACGACACCCGTGACATTTTATAACCCGCTTTGGGGTGATGATATGAAAACCAAACTCATATCATATACGCAGTTGCAGTATTTCACCCTTTCAAGCGATTTGGTAGCATTATCGCTGCTGGACGGGAACGATAAACTCGCTTAACATTTTAATAACAACAGATATGGAGAAACTTAACCTACAATTCAATGCTGGCGAGGCACTCGCAGCAAGTAAGATGAATCAAATTGTTGGCGCGATTAACGAGGCTGCTGACGAAATTAACGCGCTGGCGTTTGAGAACAAGACAGACACAATCTATCTTGACTTTTCAAAGACGTCACCTATTGAGATTATAAGAGGTGATGTCAACGGCGATGTCATCAAGTGGATTCGTAACAACTCACACCGCTACCTCGTAAAGAAAACCGCAGAGGGTAAGGTAACTATGTGCCAGTTGTCGGACGGAGATTCAAACGTGTTCGCTGGTGACGGCAGCACTGCCGCCCTTGACGGAACTATGGGTGACGTAATGGTACACGTTCCAACTTTCTATTTCCGTGCGCAGCAACTCGCACTTAATAAGTGGGAGATTGTTTTTTCACTTATTGACTTGGGTGAGGAATGGAATAAATATGACGGAAACCAGTTGCTCGGTGCATACGAGGCATACGTTGATAGTTCAAAGGTCTATTCCCGCAGTGGCGTAGCAAGTACTGGCAACGTGTCGCAGGCTAACTTCAAGACCTACGCCCGCGATCGTGGTGCTGGTTACACACTCACCACATGGGAGCAGCACTGCGTCATGGCTGTTTTGTTCTACGCCCAGTTCGGCATCACCGACAGCCAGCATGTTATCGGTTCGGGTACTGGTTCCTACGAAAAGGAAACTGGACAGACCGACAGCCTCGGCATGGAGGACACACGCGCCGAGACCAACGGAAACACCATGGCAATCAACTTTTGGGGATTGGAAAACTGGTGGGGAAACAAATACGAGTTTATTGATAACGTGGTTGTCAATCCGCAGTCCGCAAACGGCGTGTGGCGTATCACTGACCGCGATGGCAACGCCCGTGACGTGCAGGGTGCAACCGAGGAAACCGCAAACTGGTATTACCCTAAATCAATGCGTATCGGAACACACTTGGATATGATACCCAACGTATTGGGCGGTAGCACGTTAAGCAGCCTTTGTGACGGATTCTACTATAGTCCCTCCACCTCTCGGGTTGTTCTGCGGTCGGGTGACTACGCGAGGGCGGATGGCGGTTGCGCCTGCGTGAGCGCGAACTTCGATGCGTCCTTCGCTTTCGTCCCCGCTGGGGCGCGGCTTTCCTTCGCTGGCGAAATCCATATTGAGGTGGACGTAGACGCTTTCAAGGCGTTATAATTGCAGTCGGCAACCATTCTATTCACTTAAAAAAAACATTACATCATGAATGAGTTTGATAAATCAGTACGCGGTTATGCTGCAGCAGGTATTCCGCAGGTAGAGAATGCAGGTGACAACGTCTATATCGTTCGCTGGGGCATCGAGCCCAACATCGTTGACGACGAGCAGCAAGGCGTCAAGTTCTACGCACGTGAGTTCAGCGGAATGCCCACACTGGGCGACCTCGTGAATGCTATGGTACGCACCCGTTACGCCGTCAATGACGAATTGGCATTGATGCGCCAGCGAGACACGAAGGCCGATGAATTTGCGGCGTACAACGATTTCGTGGAGGCTTGCAAGGCCGAGGCAAAGGCCCTGCTCGGAAGTGGCAACGAGCCGGCAGAGGCAGAGAGTGAGAACGAGGGTGAGGGCGAGTAAAGGGGAGTGAGGTCGTATGTTGTCACACCTGAATATGTACCCGGCAAAGACGTTGGCAGGGATAGTGGCAGGGTTCACGAGCTTACTCGTAGAGAATCTGCTGCCGTTGTTCGTTGCCGTGATTGTCTTTGAGGTAATGGATTTCGTGACGGGTTGCATCAAGTCGGCAGTTGTCAGCAAGCGCAAGGGCGAGCGTTTTGCGTTTGAGAGTATCAAGGCGTGGCGCACGATATACAAGTTCGTATTCATACTGATTGGTATTGTACTGGCAGAGTTGCTTGACCAAACATTCGGTAATGAAAGCCGCTTGAAACTCGCAAACTACTTTACCGCTTTCTGCTGCGGTGTTGAGTTTTGGTCGTTCTTGGAGAACGCAGCCGTTATCAGCGACCACCCTATATTCCGTATGCTGAAAAAGGTTATGCGTGAAAAGGTGGAGGATAAAATCGGTACGCAGTTGGACGATGAAAAAGTGTAAGTATTTCGCGGAGTCGGAGTTCAAACGCTGCGACCCGCCCTGCTCAATGCAGGATATGGACGCGGGTTTCCTCGCCCTGCTGGACGAGGTACGGGAACGGGCGGGCATACCGCTTGTACTGAACTGCGCCTATCGCTCAATCGCACACGACAAGGCAAAGGGGCGCACTGGAAATTCAGCGCATTGTTCGGGTATGGCGGTTGATATACGTTGCCTCAATTCGGGTACTCGCTGGAAGATCATTCGTGCCGCGCTCGCGTGTGGTATCACGCGTATAGGCGTAGGCAAGACATTCGTGCATATAGACGTAGGCGAGCGCAAGGGTTTGCCTCCCTGCGTCATTTGGGATTATTATAATTAACAACTATGGAACTGGGTATGAACTGGGATAATGGCGGTGGTGACAAGTGGCGCGAGGCGTTGGCTTGGGTAGTTATGGCGTTATGCGTTATCGGTATGTGTGCGCTCGTTACTGGGTGCAAGACAACCGAATACGTTGAAGTTCCCGTAACTCACACCGAGTACGTCTATCGTGACCGCGTGGATTCGGTAGCCGTACACGATTCGGTATATATCAAAGAGTGGCAAAGGGGCGATACGATACGGGTTGTGGAGTACCGCTATATAGACCGATTTCGGTATATATACGCCACTGACACGCTTATACAACGAGATACTATTTCGGTGGTACATACGGAGGTGGTGGAACGGGTTGAATACCGAACGCGGGGCGTGGTGAAGATACTGGCGTGGCTGGGTGTCGCTGGACTGCTGGCGTTGGCAGCATACTTATATTTGAGATTCAAAGGTTTTTTCCGCAGATAGGCAGATTATTAGTTTTCTTCATTTGATTAGGTTATGAAGTCGGGAACGGGTTGCGCGTGAGGCGTGACCCGTTTTCGGTGTTCGTGAGGGTATGTTTACGGAGAACGCGTTTATTTGCGATTTGAGCGCATTTCGTACACGGGGCAGTAACTTGTACCAGCGCGGGGAAGATAATCGTTACACGGGCAAAAACGGGAAAAATAAGGAAAAACAAAAATTTTTTCAAAAAAAATCAAGAAAACGCTTGTTTGTTCAAATAATGTTTGTAATTTTGTTGCGAAGAATCAAACTAAACCGATTATGACAACAAAGGAATTTAACAGAAACATTAAGGCAAAGGTTTACGGAACAGATGCCGAGGGTAAGAGAATCAACACACTGGTAGGATTGGGAACGCTGGTTAATATGTTCGGTGATTTTGCCTTCAAGTTTATTGACACTTTCTACGAGAGTGGTCTTGACAAAAAGCAGTTCAAACTGCGCAGCAAGACCTACAAAGTAACCCTTTACGCTTGCTGATTTATTCACCAACCTATAACAACAAACACAATGGAAAAACTGACAAAACTGACAGAGCAGCAGCAGAGAGAACTGGACGAGTATATCGTTAATGACCTTTGGCTTGACGATGACGGGTATAAGAAACACGATACCGAGGTTGAACTGGGTGGAGTGTTGTTCTGCATTGAGTACGAAACAGACCGCGATTCTCGGAGTTTGTACAACGGCTCTTACTATTATCCCTCCGACTATGAGGTGCGTATGGATTATCGCGTGACTGCCCTTTATTACTACGATGAAGAAACAGACGAACGCATTGACGTAGCCTGCGAGCGTGAGGACTGGTACAGAGCATATTGATTAACCTATAACAACAAACAACAATGGAAACAAAAAACAACGTCTATCATATGGTTGCCGACAAGATTGTAGAACAACTCGGTAATGGTATTATTCCGTGGCAGCGTCCGTGGTCGGGTACTGCCGAGGGTGCAATTAACTATGTAAGCCGCAAGCCGTACTCGCTGCTGAATCAAATGTTGCTGATGCGTGAGGGTGAGTTCCTTACATTCAAGCAGATAACCGACTTGGGCGGTACTATCCGCAAGGGTGAGAAATCAAGTATGGTTGTATTCTTCAAGAACTACGTTTACGAAGAACTGCAAGAGGACGGAACGAAAGAGGAAAAGAGCGTGCCGATACTGCGTTATTACAACGTGTGGCATATAGACCAGTGCGAGGGTATTGAAAGCAAACTGAACGCAGATGAACACCCCGTATCCGCTCGCCTTGACGAGCAAGAGAAAATCATTGACGAGTACATAAAGCGCGAGGGTATAAAGTTCCAAAACGACCAGCCGAGCAACCGCGCTTTTTACTGCCCCTCGGACGATTACATACAAGTTCCGATGATAAGCCAGTACGCGGAGGTAGCCGAGTACTATTCAACCACGTTTCACGAAATTACACACTCAACGGGTGCAGCCAACCGACTGAACCGCAAGGGTTTCACGGGCGTAGCGGCAAAGGGTGATGAAACCAACTCCCGCGAGGAACTGGTTGCCGAAATGGGTGCG